ACACTATATACATAATCTTGAATATATCTACATAGACTTGTTTTATTAGCCTTTTTTAGATTATCCCAAAAATCTCCTATACAGCATATATTAAGTATATCTAATTCATATAGCATACCTGTAAAACTATTTAAATTTGTATCATAATTATAATGCTTTTTATTTTCTAAATTCACATCATGTGTATAGTCAGTTATTAAATAATTAGTTAAGTATCTGCTACTTGTTATATTATATTGATGTTCTGTACAATATCCAAGCAAGTTTTCATATTTTTCATCCTGCTCCCATACATCCCAAGTATCTTCTAAAAATCTATAAACATTGTCTAAATTATAATCTTTACCAATTTTTTGACTATGTTTATATAATTCATCAAAAAAATTATAAACTTTATAATTATATAAACTAAATTTATCTAAATTAGATTCAACTAATTCAATTAATGTGTTTATTTCCTTTTCTATATTTTTCAAGTCTTCCTTTGTATATTTTATTTCTTTCATTTACTTCACTCCTTATTTTTAATTTTATTTTACTAATTCTTTATATTGTGTACCATTTAAACTATCTATTACATCTTGTAAATTCCCACTAGCTAATAAATTAGCCTCACTATCCCATAAACTTAATTTAACTCCTCTAGAATTTCCCCAAGTTTTCCAATTATTTCTATATGTTCTATTTAAAGTCAAACAGTCCTTTTTTTCACTATTCCATTTATCCACTCTTTTTAATAATTGTTTATAATTCCATACCATATAATCACTCCCTTTTCTTTTATATAAACATTATAGCATATTTAAAATTAAATGTCAATACTTTTTTAAAAATATTTTTTATTTAATTTTAAATGTTTCTTAACTTCCTTTACTATGTATATAATATCATACCTTATAAAAAATGTCAATACTAAATTTTAAATATTTTTCTATTTTCTCCAGAATGAACCATTTTATCTAGCTTTCCTGCATCAAAAAATATTTTATAGATGTAATAACTTCCACTTATTAGATAATTCTATTATTTGTTTTTCCTGCATTTGCTATTTTAAAGCTATCAGATACCTTTTAAAAGCATTTTATACATACAAGCTATATAATTATATATCTAATCTTTTAAAACTTGTTAAAATCAATTTTAGATATAATAAAAAATATAGGACTTTTTTAACCTGCTCCTAATTCTAACAATACAATAAAAAAAAAGACTAGCATTGTTTAGCTAGTCTTAAATATTTTAAAAGTGTTTTATACATTTTATTATTTTAAATTGTTTATCATTATTATTTATAAGTATCCCAAAATTTCCTGAATAATAATTCATTGTAATATAATTATTTTCTTTTTCTAATTCTAAACATTTATCTAAAATGTCTAAACATTCTTTTAATGTATAGTCTTTCATAAGACTATAATAATTTTTAATTTCTTTTTTACTTCCATCTTTACCTATAATATTACTTTTAAAAAGTAAATTATAATGTACTGTTTCTCCATTTACTTCCACTACATCAATATTATAATAATTTAATACATAATTTTTAACTATTTTCATTTTATCCACTCCCTTTTTTAATTTATATATCTATTATACCATCTTTAGAAAGTAATGTCAAGTATTTTTTCTAAAGATGGTATTTTATTTTTTATTCCACTTCGTCAAAATCAAGTCCACTTTGTTTAGCCAATTTTTTAACATTATAGATAAATTGTAATTCTTCCACTAAAATATCCATAATTTTATTTTTAGCTATATATCCCACTTTAATATTTTCTTTTTCACAAGCACTTACTATTTCAAAATAATAGTTATAAAGTGTATCCTCCTCGTATTCTTTCAAACTTAAATCAATAGTTCTAATATCATTATAAAAGTATTCTTCTATATCGTCATAACTATTACAATTATTCAATACATAATTTTTTTGATTATCTGTTAATTGTTCTCCATAGTTGAAATTATAGCAAACTTCTCTCCCTAATTCTCTAATAACATTATAACATATTTTTTCGATTCTTTTCATATTCTATTCACTCCCTTTATTTCTTTTGATAACCTATTATAGCATAAAAAATTGATTATGTCAATAAAAAATTTTAAAATGTCTAAAATATTTTTAAAATACTACTCGATCTAAGATATTTTCTAGTATTCTAGCATCAACCTAAAAACATATATAATATATTATAGTATAGCATTTCAATTTTATCTGCTCTAACTCCACAATTTACCTACACTTAAAAAATATTTTAAAAATTAAAAAAAATACTTGCATTTTTTAAATAAGTATGTTATAATGTTTTTAGTTAGATAGATAGCAACCTATTTAACAAGGACATTAGCAATTAAATAAGATATGCTATAGCAAGTTAGTTGCTTTAAATACCTGCTATAAAATATCAAGCATTTAAGATTTTAGAAATTATAATCAAAAAATCAAGTCAATTTCAAAAATCAAACAATCTGTTCTAAAATCAAAGATGTTCTAAAAATGAACATTCTGTACATAATCTAAACTGTTCATAAAGTGAACAAAATGTACTGAAAATGAACTGTTCCAAGATTAAACACTATGTTTTAAAAGTAAACAGTTCAAAAATCGAACAGACTGTCCTAAATGCGAACGAAAATTTTTGGGAAAAATCCCTCGCTCTCCCCCTCCTCGTGTAGCCTTAAAAAAAGGTGGCGAGGTCGAGGCTCAGAGGTCGAGGTGGTCGAGGCATTTCTCTAAGGTCGAGATGTTTCCTTGCTTTCCTAAGAATAAATAAAAATATCTTATTTAATTTAATCTCAATTAAACATTATGATTAATGTTTAATAACCTAACTTTTTTGGATTTTCATTTTTACATTTGCTAGGGGTTCACTCCCTAAGATTCCCCTAGCACCTCCCAAAGTAATAACTCTATTGTAGTAGAGTTTATTATATAATATATCCATAAAGTAGACTTAGGTTTTATCACTCCCAATGTTATTTTTAACTAAGTCTACACTTTCTTTCATTTTATTTACCTCCCTAAAATAAATAGATGAAAACAGAAAAGACACCTTTAATTAGGTGTCTTTTAATTTACATTTAATCATCTAGCATTTCTAATATTTCTTTATCTGTCTTTTGTATACCATTACAAAATATTCTTTGATTGGTACTACCTCTTAATAGTATCTTTAAGTTCTTATTTTCTATCTCAAATTTATCTGTAATTAAAAAATCTATCATAGATATATCTAACCATTGTTCAACTTCTTCTTTTGAATAACCAGTCCATACATACAAAGTTTTATTGGTATTTTGTTTTATCCACTTAATACATTCTATAACTTCTAAACGATTTAAGGGTGCAAGTGGGTCGCCTCCGATAAAACTTACATTATGACATTTACTTGTTAAAATTAAATCTTTTATTTGCTCTAAAGAATAATCTTCTCCACCATTTTCACTCCAAGTTTGTGGACTAAAACAGTGTAGACATCTATGAGGGCAACTCTGAGTAAATATACTTAAAGTGAATCCTGTTAGACTATTAATACCATCATTATCTACAATACTAGCAATTCTCATTTTATCATATCCTTTATATTATTTTCTTAATAATGTGATTGCTCTCACAAATTATAACAAAATAGTGTGAATATACTCACACTATTATTTATTTTATTTAATTTATAATACCATATACTTCAATTCTCATTTTTTGAAATTTCAAATTTTGAAAATCTGAATTTGGGAATAGGGGTAAAGGGTAATAGGGTAAAGGGGTAAAGCCCCTCAACTCTTTTAGGTAAAAGGGGTTATCTTTTATTAGGTAATGCCCCCTTGACATCTGCATACAATATCAATATAAAGAATATAAACCATAAACCTAATTCTATTAATAATATTGTTCCTATTCTATTGATGTTAATTATATTTAATAGAGTTAAAAACCATAAGACTAGGGTTATAGGGGTTATGATATTTAATATCCATATTCCTATAACAACTACAAAAACTAAGAATGTAATTATAATTCCCAAAATACACCTACCTTTGTAAACTTATCTAATTCTTCTACTACTATATTATTCTTAGATAAGTTATACTCTCTGACAACATACATTATAAATTTATCTACATTTTCTTTATACCAAAATATAGTAGCCATATTTTGATTTTTATACTTATTATTTGATAAAGTAAGTATTCTATCCTCAAATTCTTCTTTTGCTAATTCTTCTCTACTCTTTGAGGGTTTTGACTTCTCCTTTTTCTTATCTCTCTTACTTAGAATAACTCTACCTGCTAACATAAGTGCTAATAAAAACACCATAACTAAAATAAAAATTTTCATTAATACCTCCTATAATTTTTTATTAAAATATCCATAAATACTTGTAGTAATAGTAAAATACTTTGTTAAGTTTTCTAAACTTACATCATATGAATTATGCTTAGCCCACTTATCTGTTGTTTCTAACCAATAAGTTATAGTTATCTTATCTGTTACACTAATACTTAACCCAGTAATATCCAATACATTATATAAATCTGTAGTCTTCATAACATTTTTAAATTCTATATTTAAACTATCATCTGAACTAACATAAATATTAGAAACATACAGAAATTCTCCATCTCTAAAAAGCATTTCCAAAACTTCAAGAGTATTCTTAAAGTAAAGGGGGTTGCATTTGCTATAATCAAAACTATTTAAAACTTCAAATAAATTTTTATGATTTTTTCTACTTTTACTATGTACTCTAAAATCAAAATGTCTACCTAAAACATCATATGATAGAGTTAAAGATTTACTGATACTCATTATACCAACCCCTTTTCTCTTAATTTTACTATTGTATGTTTTTCTATCTTAGAACATTTCATTATTTGATTAATAGTAGTTTTAAGTGTATATTTTTTAACTCCTGAGGTTACTACTAACTCTACTGTATCATCAAAATCTGAAATTCTAATTTCTGCAAGAGCCATATAAGGTAATATCTTAGTGTTTTCAGTAAAGAAATACATACTAAACCTCTCGTCTTTAAAGTATTGCCAATGGATTGGTATCATATGACTATGAAACATCTTTTGTAATACCTTACAAGTATTTTTACCACAAGTATCTGACATATTTACAACATCTTCATTAACTATTTGGTCTACAATATTATAATAATCTTTTTTCTCTTTTGTAAACCAAAAATGAAAATTTACATTATCGTGATAATTAATTCTAACATCTGCATTAACAATTTCTCCAAAAATGTTCTTATTTGTTTCACTGTTACTTTTAATCTTTACCATAAAATCACTCCCTATAATTTTAATTTTGAGCTTATGAGATAGCCTTTAAAATGATTTTAAATCTTTTTAGGACTAATTTTATATACCTATACTAGATTAAACTCTTTTAAAAGCCTCTCATAAGTTCATTTATTTTATATTAATATTATAGCATTAATTTTATAGTTTGTCAAGATAAAATTTTATTTAAGGGGTTTTATGTGTTTGACTCTCTTATCCATTTCTTTAATTCTACCTCTAACTGCTTTTGTAATATTATACTTAGCCAAATCCTTTATACCGTAGCTTTCGCTATATTTCTATACGGAGTAGACTATTCATTTAACCTATAAGGTTATGAGAAGTATAGTCGTTGAATCTTCCCTATTTCTAAGGCTTGACTGCTAATTACCCATTAATAAATCCTTAGTACATCTTTCAATGCTTTTATTTCAACTTAGACAATCTATACAATTTTTTCTGCTTTCGCCACATTCAAGCTCATTGTTTCCAATCACTTTGTAGTTTGTATAGCTTTAAGGTTTCCTAGCAATTTATCTCATTTAGACACTATGTTACCATAATGAATGACCTATTTTATTAAGCCACAACATCTAAGTGTAATATCCAATTTTAGAGGGTTTGAGTTATTACAATTAGGACACACATAAGTATTCTTTTCATTATCATAAGGGATATCTCCTACATAACCACATTCAAAACACTTATTGCTAACTGTATTTACTCCAAAATATTCTATACCACATTCATAAGCCCATCTCATTAACTCTATTGCTACTTGCCAATTTTCTAATTTACCTGAGTTTTCTACATAAGTAATGTTTCCACCATTAGAATATTTATGGAAGTTAGCTTCTGCTTTTATCTTATCAAAAGCATCTATAGATTGTTCTGATGGGTAGTGAAAACTATTAGTATAATATCCTCTATCTTTTAACCATTGAGGTATTATATCTCCATAGTTTTCTACATCTGTTACAAAATATGTATATATTGAACTTTCTGCCAAGTTCAACTCTAAGTTTCCTTAGAGATTGCACTATATCTTCTACCTATTTTACTAGGTAGCCTTATCATTTCCGATTGTGATTAAATCAATCGTACTCCACTACACTCATCGCGGATAGCCTCTACATAAGGTTATATACTATAACCCCACTCGGTATTACCTCTGACCTTATTACAGGTTTTAGGTTCTCTTACCAGCATATTATTAGCTTTGACCGATAGCCTTATTAGACCCTAATAATCAATTAGTAGATAAGGTTTATTTTTCTACAAGTTACCTTGTAGCCACCCACAGTTTTAGGTGTTCCGTATACTGATACTGGAAGTCCTGTATTTTCTTTTATTTTATTTGCTTCTTCACTTATAGTTTTTATTAATTGTAAACCTAAGTCTAAACCTACCTCATCATTTATACTATGTTGTCTGTCTGTACATACTTCTAATACATCTCCAATTCCAATATAACCATAACTAATAGATGATTGAGTTGATTTAAGGAAAGGCTCTATGCTATCTTCTGCTTTTAATCTAGCAATTCCACCTGCCATAAATAGTATAGGTACATTTTTAGGTTTTAATTTCTTTACTTGACTATATCTCCATTCCATAGATTTTTGCATTAATGGAGTATAACTTTTTATTTTATCTTTTACTTTATTTATTCTTTCTTGATAAGATAATTCATTCCAATTTGATGTTTCTCTTATACAACTCCACAATAGATTAGGTATTGAGAGTGTTTGCACTCCAAAATTAAATCTTCCTTCTTGTTGATATTCTCCTTTTTCATTTTTAAAATCGTGATTCACTCTACTTCTACACACAACCTAATTTAATAGGTAGCCGACTATATTTTCAACTATAAATAAGGTTATAGTTGCCTTGCACTTCCTTATTAAGAATTTCACTTAATAAGTACCCTACTTAGTTATTCACTAATTCCTAAATTAGCTATCTGTTCGGTAGTCTGTTTACATTTATTTGATTTCTCAAATTTTAGCATAGCGATTATCCTTATACTTGTAGAGTTATAAGTATAAGACCTCCCCTATTAGCAAGAGTATTAATAAGTCATTTCCTACTTAACCAAAAGTTACTCTCACACCCTAGATTTCTAGGTTCACAAGGTTTTAAATGAGCTATAGTTTTAAGTGTTTCTAACCCATTCTACTATAATATCTTCCACTATCGTAATCTTGCTTACTTACACACAAAATATCGGGGTAAATGCAGGTCATTTGTGTCTTTGCTACTTCTTTTGTTATATAAAAATATGGGTCTGTATCTCTTAAATTATACCCATCAACTAGGAAATAGCTTATTTTTGGGAAGATTGTTGTCTTTTCCATAGGTTTAGCTCCTAATCCTCTTTGTCTTACTTTTAAATATTGTAAAATTATTTCTTCACTTTCCCAAGATGTAGGAACACCAAAAGAAATGGTACTAAATGGTGTTTGCATAACCCTCTAAGTTTCCTTAGAGGACTGACTATATATTCATCCTTATAGAATTATAAGGAGTATAGTTATTCAATTTAAAGGGTTTTCTCCTACTTAATATTTCAATTAAGCCTTACTCCTGATGACAAATTATTTATAGTTGCTTGTCCAAAGGGATAGTCGATGCACCTTTTATTCTTTTAATAAATTCGGCACAGTATTACCTGCTATCTATATCTCAAGACCGTAGGCTCTCTTAGTCAGTGTATTCGTCTATTCTTAAAAAGAATTAAAATCAATATCGTCGATTGATAGTCTTATCTAACTGATACTGTTAGTTTTAAAATATTCATAACAATTCAAATTTTAAATGAGGAGCATATCTAAATTCACTATGTATACTTAAATGCCTACTAATAGTTACTTTTGTAACTGCTCTGTAACCTAAATTAGTATAATATCTTGCACATTGAGTTATAGATTCAAAAATATTACCATCAAATAAACATTTTATTTTCTTATTACAAGTTTCTTTAGTTTTTAGCCATCTATCTATTTTTACATCTTTTATTTTTAACCAACTCTCATAATCTATCTTAAATATAAATTTTAAATTACTACCTCTAGTCAAATCAAAAGCAACTGTATGTAAATTTTTATGATGTGCTAAACATTGTCCTCTTATACTTTGATGAGAAAGATTATAGGCTTTTCCACATTCACTATAACTTTTATATTCTTTCATATCATTTAAACATAAAATTGTTTTATCTTTTATTTCTCTTGATTTTAGAATTTGTTGTATTTTCGGAGAATTTATATAATTTGGGTCATCTGCTCTAGTCAAAATAGGTTTATCATTTTCGTCTACAAATCTAAATTTATGAGGTTCATCTATATCTATTAAGCCTTTACATTGTCTATAAATTTTATCATCTTTTAAACCTAGTAATGCAATAGCTTGTGTGCCACTTTCATATATAATACCTGTAGTTAAATCTATAATTCTTTTACTGGCATTACTTTGACCCCACTTCTTACCATACATATGATTTTTCTTACCTATTTGTGCTTTTCCTATTTTATGTTTAACTAAATCAGTACAATAGGCATTACTTCCTCCACCTTTTAAATTATATCCTATTTTTAAATCAGTAGAGTTATAAAATTCTATCCAATAAGTTTCTCTTTCATTTAATAAATCTATATTATCTACTGTTTCTAAAATTTCCCAATCAAAACCTTCTTCTCCATATTTCCTAAAAGCCTTATCAAAAATAGACTTGCCATATTTACGGATTCTATTTCTTTCTTTTAAAGTATGAACTGTCTGTCCTATATAAATTTTACCATTCTTTTTATTGGTAGCTTTATATATTATCATTTTTTAACACCCTCTTTTAAGGTTTTCTATATTTTTAAATATATCTTACGATATAAGTGAGCCAAACATCTCAACTCTGACAACTAATACTATTTATCTGATACTCAAATATTTGACAAGCATCATATATATCTTTTCTTGTCTTATTTTTAGCTTCAATAAATTCTCTTTCATACATTTTCTCAAGTCTTGCATTTCCACTATCTATATCTCCGTATAAGTTTTCAAGATTAAATATAGTTTCATCTAAACTAGCAGTAGATATATTATGCAGTAATCTATATACATCTATAAAATTCTTTCTAAAATTCTTTTTGGCAAAGAAAGATAAGGTTTCATTAATATTATGACTCGATATTCCCACCTCTATGTACATTTCTATACCTATATAATTTTATAGTAGAGGTTAGACTATATCTTCTACCTATATATTATAGGTAGTCTTATTCTTCCACAAGTGCTAATCTCTTGTGTACTCTGTTACACTCATCACAGTTAGTCGTTACAAAATTGTTATTTTATTTCTTTAATTGTTACATATTTATCTATTGTATATAAATATTTTCTACCTTTATTTACAAATTGCCATAAATTATTTCTATTTATTGGAACAAATTTACAAATATCTTGAACATAATTACATTTGAATATAACTGTTCCTATTGTTTCTATAGTAATTTTATATGTCCTATTTCTATAATGATTTATTCGTGAATTTTCTTCTCTTGACATATCCTCTAAATTATCTATATGATTATTTTGTTTATTTCTATCTATATGATTTATTGTGTCTTTAATTTTTCCTACCCAAGTTTCATATACTAATCTATGTAATCTTCGGTATATTCTTTTATGTACTCCATCAATCATCTTAGAAATACACATCTCCAAATAACCATCTTTATCTATTTTTAATTTTGGGTAATGAGGTTTTGTTATATCTGTCCTTCCATTACCTCCTTTAATTTTAATGGATATTATTTTTCCACACTTAGACACAAAATAATTTTCATATTCAGTTTCTTTAAACAAAATATTATCAAAAACTAATTCTCGATTAATTTATATCAACTCCTTTTATTTTATATAGTTGATAAAATAACAATTTCTCGGTATTACCTTGCCTTATCTAAAATATTAGACTTAGGTTTAGGCTTTCTTACATCTCCCATATTGTTACCAATACTCTATCTCTTTTCAGAGGGAGTAAACCGATAGCTTTTACACCCCTACCTAGCTAGTAGGTTCATAAGATTTTACTTCGGCAGAATTATAGGTTACCGAACTCCTGATTAGCCGTAGACAAAAATATTTGACTTACAATATTGAAAGCAGTCTGTACACTATTAGGTTGATTTATGACTGCATTAGTTATCCAAGTTCCATTCATCAACATATCTTTAATATTCAATATGCAACAATTTGTGAGTTTTTCCCATTGGTCAAAATCGTGTTGATAAATAGTTTTCTTTCTATGTGCCTCTAATAAATCTTTAGGCAACATTTTCTCTCTTCTCTTCCTAAAATACTCTCCTGCTATTAAATCTCTTTTAACATTGGCTACATCAGTTTTCTTATTTGAGTTTTCATCATCCCCATAATCTAAGAATCTTTCAATTTCTTTATCTAACTTCTGTTCTCTTAATACAGTTCTCCTAGTTCTATATCTCTCAAATTCTCTTGCAGTGATTATAAGGTTATTCTTGACTAAGGTATCAAATACTAGGTCTTGTATCTGCTCCACTGTCATACCCTCTCTAATCGCTTTAAAAACGATTTCAGATAATTTTTTAGCATTTCCATTCTCTTTAGTTTCATTTAATGCTTTGGATATTACTCTCTCAATCTTTTCTACTTTAAACTCTTGTTTTTCTCCATTTCTTTTAACTATTTGCATTTGTTTCTCCTTTATTTAATATTAAATATCTAAT